ATATAGATAGACGCAAGATGCGCATAGAAGTGTCTCTTGCCGGTTGAATCGGTTATAACAACAAGGTTGCCATAGCTCTGTGTGCCTGTTTTGGTTTTGCCGTCCCAGACGGAAACCATTGATACTGTGCCGCCCTCTACCGCGTGGACGGTTCTATCATCATCTCCGACTATGTCTATACCGCCGTGTCCCTTTTTGGTATTGACGTTATAGGTGTACGGCTGCGTTACGCGGTTGCGCCCTGAGAAAAGCATTCCTGCCGCATATCCGCCCGTTTCTTCATTCTGTCTTACATCATCTGCCGTGCCATATGTAAGCGCTCTCTTCGAGTCCGACAATCCCTCTGTTGTCGGATCGACAAGAATGCCGAGAGCAGACAACAGATTGACGACAAGCATTAAGCCGCTTGTCAATGTATCCTCGCTCACCTTAGGTACGACATCGAACATTCCGAGTATCTGATACACGGTTGCTAAGAGAAGTGTTGCCAACGATACAACAAACGTCTTGTTTTTGAACCTCTGCTTTAAATTGATTTTCATATTTTTTATGCTCCTTTATGTAAGTTTTCTAAATCATCGATCCGATGATTTATGACTTTTATGTCTCTTTCTATAACGGGTATACGCTGCGCGAAGTTGTTATGCAATCTCACTTCGCGTGTAAGCTCTTCTATCTTTGTATCGATAACAGCTTGATTGCGCTCAAGCTGTGCGGTCATTCTGCGAGAAGTGCTTACAGACGTAATAATCACGCCTAAGAGGGCAAGTCCGCCCGATATAAGCGCGACAGCTACTGCATCACTCATTTACTGCCTCGCTTTCTAAAATATTTTTAACAAATTGAGTAATCCTGAATATTCCTCCGCAGTTAAAACCTTCTTCGCAAGAATATCTAATGATTCTATCGGAATAGCGGATTTACCTTCTTTATGTAGTTTGAATTGAAGTATTATGAACTCTTTCATTGATTTTCCTCCTTGATAGAAAGCATCATCAAATCTGCAACAGCACTTTCAAGGGCTTCAAGTCTTTGAGAATCTGTTACTTGATTTTGGAGGAATTCTCTTTGCTTTTCGAGTTTATTATTGAAGTCTTGGATAAGCTTCATTGCTGCTTCATATTCGACCTTGTTATCTTTCTTGCTTAGCTCCATTATTCTATTTCCCCCTCTACTGTGATTGAAAATCCTGTAAGCATTGCATCTCCTGTTGAAATCAATAATTGTGTTCTCTTGTTGTTAGCTTCATTTGTTTTGAAGAATAACTTTTTATCTGTACTCTGCAACTGGGAGTAACACTGAATTGGATATGTAGCTTTGATACCGGAGAGGTCAAATGAGTTTGTAAATGTAACAGAATTTATCGGTTCCCAACAAACTCCAGTTGAAGTACCTTCCATATTATATGAACGTCGGTCATCTGCTACTGTTATACTAAAATCATTCTGGATTAAACCTTCATATCTTGGATGTTTTATTTGGGCAGGTTCATTTTCTGTAGTTGGGTCAATGACACAGGCGGGGTTTGAACCGGAACTAAGTAACAACCCTACGGCTTCTCCCCTCACTATTGTTTCTTTCGCTGTTAAAGAATTGTTTGAGTTGTTAAATCCAGTTTGTGTGAAACATCCTATAGTAGTATAATTGTTTCCTTTAATTAGGTTACCATCAGCTGAAAATATAACAGCGGCACCCCACATATTATTTTTATATACTGGATTTGGCGAATTCTTTATGTCCATATTGACAGCTCTTGTAGAAATTTTTATTCTTAAATTCTTAGTGTTGTTGGGGATGCTACAACTAATAAGTTCGTCGCTATTAAGATGAGGTTTCCCAAATATCGCTGTGTTACTTGCAATATCTACAGATATACAATGAATCAATTCATAGTTGTCGCTCCAAGCATTGTTACGATTAAATTCTAATGTGTCATCAACAAATATGTCGGCACCATAAGTCAATTTAAATTTTGTGTCAGCAGTATCAGTATACTTAATAAAGTAGAAAGTATCTGCTTTGAGCTTACTCACATTGCCTGTTATAATAGTAGGTTGAGTATCAAATGGCATTGCAGACGCGCGATATTCCCATTTCCACTTTTTATTGTTGACATAAACATCCCAGTTTATATACTTATTAGGAATTTGGTTTACGTGGTCTATCATGTTTTTGAAATTTTTGAATTTAACTTGAGCTGCATATTTTTCATTTCCACCGTATCCAGGTCCAATTACATAGCAAGCGTTTGGAGTATTATGAATAATGGCAGTACCTTGTTCTATATCAGTTATCTCTAATGTAATACCAAATATAATACCAACATTTTCTGCATCTTCTCCCATTCCCATTAACTCATTAGGAACATCCGCATCTACCGTTGTATATTCATCTTCAAACATTTCTCTTATATTTACAGATTTAAAGAATATATTAGTACCCGAGCTTTGAAGCTCCCCATTGTCATAAACTTCGTAGTCTAACTCTTGTCCGTCTGTAAATTGAGATAAATCAGCATCAGGCATTGGAATAGAAACATAGAATCCTTCGCCTGTTGCCTCATTCGTAATTGGAACTGTAAATTCCCATACATCAGATTCAATCTTTTCGCTATAGAACGGTCGGTTCTTCACATAGGACGGATTTGCGGTATCATTCACATTCCAATCTGATTGAGTCTCTCTTAACTCTTTAAGCTTTTTGAGTTCTTCTGTGATAACCTTATTTTGTAATGGATTATCCGATTTGTCTGATAACTCGGTATCTACTGTTACTTTGAGACTATCTGCATATTGCTTGGCCGCAAGAGCAGTAGGATAACCTTCATCGTGGTCAGTTACTTCGTTAAGACTTTTTATCCTGTTTTTTTTAAGCTCAATTTCATTTGCTGTCGCTTCAAGTTTTATAGCCATTCTATTCTATCATCTCCTTATTTAATGAATGCTGAGCTTTCGCGGATTTCGACTTGTGCGGTGTTGTTATATCCGAAGCTTATTTCCATCTTGGTTATAATACCGGTTATCTGACCGTCATAAGCTGTTGTTATGGTAACCATATCTCCGGCTTGGAGATTTTTAAGATTATCTTTTAGAATTATTGTCGCAGTTACAATCCCTGTACTTTGAATGTGCTTTTGAATGTCAGATACCTTTTGAGTTACAATCAGGTTAGCACTGTCAATGGTTTCTCCGGATAGTGTTGAAGAATTATATGTCCCGGCTTTAATAAGGTCAAAGATGAAGCTATGGGGTGAATCGAGGCCAAATTCTTTGGCTGTCTTTGCTTCAAAATTCCTTATTCCCACGCATGCGAACTTGTTATATTCTTGACTACGCTCTGTTATGGTTGTGTGAGTGCCGGGAGAGAGAATTTCTGTAGTTTCGGTTAAGTTCTGGCTGCCGAATACAGATATGTTTGATGTTGCTTCTTGCGATTGATACTCAAAATAGTTAGCTTTCCACTTTACGTTCTTATATTTTTCATTGTTAATATCCGCCCAAGCAGGGGGAGAGCCATAATATATCTTGCGTAGTGTTGAAGTGGAAGGAAGAGTTATGGTCCCAAGCACATTACCGCTTGTGCCCCAATCTATATTTTCAACAGGGTGCGTCCAATAGGCTTTCGTTATTATATCCTGTTTCTGGTAGATCGCGTTACCGATAACGTAATCAGAGGGAATCGTAACCGTTACAGCACTCGGAATGCTCCGCAGATATATATCATCTCTTCTCGCTGTGTCAATCCATCGGCAGATGGACCAAGCAAATTCGCAAAGAAAGAAACGGAGAGATTGAGCCGGCACAAGTCCTAACACGCCATAATTCGGTTCGGCCTTTTCATTTTCCAGTTGAATTTCCAATTTTGCTTTGGATTTTAGCTCGTTTTTCAAAGAAGACCAAGTGGTAAAAGGACCGTTAAGAAATGAGATGTCACAATCATCGAAAGAACACTTATCAAGGATTCCGATGGCATTAACGCATTCAAGGGTGTATACCTTTTCAGTTCCGGAATAATTCTGGCTGATTTTATCTACTTTATCGGTCCAGAATGTACCAAAATGTTCATCGTTCGAATACACGCTTAATTTACTTCCCGGAGCCAGGTCTTGCTGACTCACGACTGAAAAATCGAATTCGTTGATAGGTAAATCATCGCTGAGAATGTTCATCTCCTCGATTAAGTCTGCAGATAATATTTTTTCAAATTGAATGAGCTCTCCGCCTATTATTACTGATGTAAATTGAACATCTTGCGGAGTTCCGTCCCAAGTGAATTTGATTGATATTTTTTTAGCTGTAGTAGCGGTTGTAGGTATCAATTTAATAATAGGGGACTGTATCACAAGACTTGTCGAAGATTGCCACCCATCGTCATCTTTATACATTTGAACACAAGAAGAGTCTTGATTGTCAAACTTAGGAGTTATGGTTACATTTTCATATTTTGAAAAGATGAAAAAAATTCCGTGGCTTATATCCCATCCGTCATTAGGATGATTGAAACTAAGCGTCACTCCATTGCTTTGTGTTATATGCGCTTTGAATCCGGTAAAATCAGAGCTTGATAGCGTTGTTTTGTTGAAGGCTGAAACTGCATCATTTAATGTACACTTGTATTGGCTCCGACCGTAAATTCCAAAACTTATATATTTGAGTTCTGACGACCCTGTCGAATATCTTATATTAACCATATGACACCCCCGTTATTGTGTTTGGCGAGGTTGCCAATCTTTGCGGTCTCATTGATGTAAAGGTTACAGAATAAGTCTTATCCCATTCGTTATGTCCTCTCTCGGAAGTGATGAGCTTACTTTTTACGGATGAAATATAAAACTCATTTGAGATTGTGCCATTGCCAAAAGGAACTGTTATGGTATGGTTGTTAATCGGGTTTGTCAATACGATAAATAGCGCTTCCCACTCTGCATCGGAACAGCCTTTGTCTCTTCGCAAGTCGCCGTCATAGTTATAAAAGGTACCGACATAATCTAAGTACATTGCTTTTGTATTCTGTAATCTTCCCGAAGCATCTCCGTTTATAATTTCCGCGTTGCGTTTGAGCGTGCTTTCAATCCAATTAGCTTTATAGTTAACACCGTCTATTGTTATCATGTATTGCCTCCGACCCATAATGTACTTCTGTTTTGCTCTCTTTTGATTTCGGGATTCATAAGTCTAACAAGCTGCGCCATTGTACCTGTGAAGTTAACCGTGATGTTACTATTGCTTTCTTCTCGAACAATCTGTCGTATAAGGTCTTCAGGCGCTTCAAGGTTTGTTTTGCCCTTCGGCTGGTCTCCGAGTACAGCGGGGAAGGGCTTGCCACCCGGAATAACGGCTCCGCTCGCGAGAAACGATACATGCGGAATATGTGGGATACCGTAATTAGAAGTATCAATGCCCGCCCAACTAAAAAACGGAGCCCAGGGCTTATTAAACAACCCTTGTAGCATGCCGTTGGCCTTATCTATAAGTCCGTTGAGCGCGTCAATGACTCTGTTTACAACGCTGACTATCATATCCTTATTTCCGGTCTTAATGCCCGTCCAAAGGTCGCTCACAATATTCAGAATATCCTCTTTTATTTTTTTGACTTTCTCGACAAGAGTGTTCCAGTCATAAGTTGTCCCGGAACACATCTGGGATATACCGTTAAGAATCAAAGCAAGACCTATAGGAATTCCCACGCCGGTCAAGCATAGGATAACACCTAATACAACCATGCCTAAGCCTGCGAATACTCCAATGATTTTTGCGAAAACATCCTTTACCCCTTGTCCGATTTTGGTCCAGTCAAGCGTGGCGGCAGCAATGCCAAGAACAGATATTCCCGCAACTATCGCTCCTATGCCAAGAGGAATAACTCCGCAGCACAATAATATGATTCCTATAACGAGCAACGCAGCCCCGGCAATCCCGAGTATGGTTTGTATCGTCTTTTTTGTTTCGTCACTCATCTTATCCCAATTCGGAATGACATCACGGACAAGAATAACAGCTCCTGCAGCTATTAAAGCAAGCCCGAGAGGAATGTTAACGCCCGAAAACGCAAGAATACAACCAAGGGCGAGGAGTGCTCCTGCGGCGATTGCCTCTATTTTAAGCAGTTCATCTTCTGTCCAAGAAGCAGCGTCAAATTGATTATAATCCGGCGTAACATTACTTGTAGTTGTATCCTTTTCGGAATTTATCTGTTGCAATGTATCCCATGACGCCAGTGTTTTTTTTGCTTCCTTGCTTGCCTTTTGAGATTGCTTCGCAAATTTTGCCATCTCATTAACATTTTTATGCATAACCCTTGCAAGCACATTGGCGATAAGTTGTGTTATAATAGTTACCTTTTGCAAAATCCATTCAATAACAGGCTTTGCGGTTTGGAATAAGGTTTCGCCTATTACAGCAAGGTTTCCCTTTATCTTTGTTAGATATTTGCTGAGCGCATTGTCTTTAAGTATTTTATCTGCAACTATTGAGCGCAGCGCGGTTAAAGCTTTAGTGATAACGGAAAAAATGAGTGCACTCTTGGCAAGTCCGGATATACGCTTTGCCAACTTTGTAAAAGCATTATCCGTCTTTTTTGTATGGTCGGCGGTCTTTTTTGAATTAGATGCTATTTGGTCTCCGACCTCAGCGGTTTTATCTTTTTGTTCTTGAAGTTTAAGATTTTGTTTGTCGAGTGTAGTTGTAAGATTCAACTCGTTGTCATATGCTTTTTTTCGAGCTTCATCAAGAGTCTTAAGCTCATTTTCTTGAGCCGCAAGCTGAGATTCAACAGATGTTTTTCCTCCCCACGAAATAAGTTGGTCGGGAGTCGCCTTACCGTTATTTATGAGGGACAGCTTCCTTTCAGTTTCTTTCGCTATGCGAAGTTGCTCCTTGCGGGCGTTGTTGATTTCAATTTGCTTTTGTTTTTCGGCTTCAATTTGTCCGTTTATTCGTTCAGCCTCTTTCCTTATAAGCTCTTCTTTTGACTTGCTTTCTTCCCATAATCGATTGAGTTTCCTTTGCTTCGCTTCCGCTTCGGATATATCCCAATCAACATCAAGTACTAAATCAGCCATTTTTATCCCCCCACAATACAGCTTCAAGCTCAGTATCCCTTTCGTTATCGAGGTCTATATCTGTCTTGTTAGCTTTGTAAAACTCTTTGTCCGCTGCATCAAGCGGCTTGCCTCTTGCGATTTTATCTCGAATTTCTATAATATATGATATCTGACATTGTCCTCGCTCAGCGAAGTACCCAAGGAAAGTCCACCAATGCAGGTATGGAAGCTCTCTGACATCTTCTACCGTTTTTACACGGCGATTTACCGCCGACACCACATAGTTATAATCTTTAGCCCAATCTAACAGCTTGGATGGTGCTTTTTCTTTCTCAGAATATTCTTTTCCCCAATCTATAAACCATATAGCCTTTTTAACCGCTTCCTCAAGGTCGCCGAGCTCGCTTATATCATCTTCGGCATAAAAATTAGTTAAGAGAACAAAGTTTTTTTCTCGTGGAGATAGTTCGGGGTCGTTAAGTGCTGACATTATCGATATAATATCCCTGAAATCGCTGTTAATCGAGCGATTGACGCCATTAACTTCTAATTCTTTAGGAAGGTCAAGAACCATTGTTATTTACCTTTCTTTGAATACTTTCCCTTTAGAGCCGTGTATTTTGCAACCTTATTCTTGAGCTTATCGACTCGGACATTGTATTCCGCTTCGATAACCGGATACAAAGCGATTAGAAAGTCCTCAAAATAATAATTGCCGCTCTTCTTTGAAACCGAACAACAATTTGCCTCACCGAATGCGGCCTTGCATATATCGTAAAAATCGGGCTCGTTTTCGCTGCAAGTGTTAAACGCTGCATTTATGATTTTACGGACATCTATATCCGTTTGCTTAAGTAATGCAACATCGTCTTCAACGTTGCCTGTTTTTACCTTGTCTATATCTTCAAGTGTTTTCACACCGAATTTGTTGTTCATTTTAGTAAAATATGAGTTGAGGGAGTCCATAGCAGCCGATAAACGAACGGGAAGATTTATGTCGCCCGTATCTATAAGAATTGTTCGGTCGCTCTTACCGAGTCGATATTCGACCCTGTTGTCGGATATATCAAAATTTATAACATTTGCCATTTTATTACTCCTAATTCGGCAAGGACGGTACAACACCATCCTTGCCAAAAGTATTTGGATTTACGCCGTAGGTGTATTTTCCTTGAACTCAGGCTTGGCCAAACTCGATACGGTACCGAATTTTCCTCTTGAAATACCCGAGAATGTAACATCGGCCATTGTATAGCTCTGTCCGCCCATATTGTCGAGCTTGAGGCGAACACCGGATACGTTTCTTGCGAAGAACTCGCCGCTTTCGTTAACCAGCCAAGCGCTAACCATAAGAAGTTCATAGTCTTCAAGCTCGCTTTCGAGCCCCGCAAGAGTATACATCCACGCTGTATCGAGGAACGGCGAGGCGCTCGGATTGTTATGGTATTCGCTCATTGATATCTGCTCATCCTTTGAGATGATATCGTTATACACATTCCCGAGTACATCTCTTACAGAGTTTTCGTTATAGTTGTTTTCAATAGCAGCGCTTTCTTGCTTGTAGCCGAGCGGAATAAAATCGCCCGTATTACCTTTTCTACCGAAGATAATAAACAATTCACGCTTGACATCTCCCGTTCCGCTATGCTTGAAAGTATCGAGAAATGTTTTTAACTGTGTATCTGTCATTTAGAAATCTCCCTTCGTATATACTTTTTTAAATTTTCGACCAACTCTTGGCCGTGAAGTTCGGCGGCGACCTGCGCCCATCTTGCTTGCGCCGAATGATGTTGATCTTTGGTAAAATTAAATCCGTCTCCGTAATACATATTAGAAGCATACGGAGCCTTAAAGTGTATGTTTTGGTCAATATTTTCAAGCCCTGTCTCCATAGCGGTTTCGGGCGAGTGTTGTATTTCTACATCCATTGTACTGGCAAGTGTACCCGTAACGAACGGAATATATGGGAACATTTTTATGTACCATTCTATTAAGAAATAACGCTTTACATCGGGCGAGGTCGCTTTTTGCAAAGCTTTTTCCATATAGAACGAAACATCTTGATTAACTGCCATAATTGAGCACCTCACATATTATAGGAAGCGAGTATCGTGCAATTGCCGGAGTTGCAGTATTATCAACGCTCGGTGTGCTTGGAGATGAGTATTCCGTATAAACATCTTGAACAATGCAATTTGTGCCGAAATCGGGGTAATTGCCACTTTTCCTCTGTGTTGCAATCCAATCTATAAGCTGTCTTGTTTCAAGGAGATTAGCGACATTTTCGTTCTTGTCAACCATTGTCTTTACGAGCTGATTAAAAGAGATACACTTGTAATCAAATACTGTAAAAACAATACGGTGTAAAACAGAGCCGTCAATGTAACATTTATCCTGTGAGCGTGAGATTTGTTGTGTTACAATCTCGATGTTGTCTTTTTGTGCTTGCAGAGCGTTTGCAAAAACTTTGTTTTGGCGGACATAGGGACATGTCAAAAGCCATTTGATAAACGGTGTGATATAATCCATGTCATTCTCCTTTCACAAAATAGTGCGCGTTTGGAAGGTCCGTATTATCGTTAATAGAGACAATTGTTGCGATACCTTGTTTGTATTGCGCCAAGAAGTCATTAAGGCGATGTCCGTCTTCGAGTTCGTTAATCTCAAATGATACATCGCCTTTGATAACAATATCACCCGTTTGAAGTGTGAATTTATCTGCTTTGTTAGTCAATTTCTGCCACTGGATAGGGGAGATATAATCACTTGACTGAGGTATTCTGATTATGTGATTGTTGCTCTGTAATGTCACATTGGAAACAGTAACTTTATTATTTGTTTCTTTCCAGAAGCAGTTATAAAGCACTCGCCTGTAATAGTGTAGCAGTCCGTCACCGTCTTCGTATTTGTTGTAAATTGTAACCGTTTTATTCCAGTATTTAGGCATTTTTAACCACCTTCAAACGGTCATAATCTTCGCTTTCACTCTCGACCTTAACCATAAGATAATCGTAACCATCTTCGCTTTCCGGCTCATACTCGCCGATTCCATCGACACCTTGATAGAGGATGTCCGTAGAAGCGAAATAGCGATAGATAATATCGTATTCCGCTTCGGTTGCCTCTTGTGTGCTTTGGTATGTGACAGAGTATCCATCGTTTGAGACGCTTTTTACACCTGCGTTTTTCTCCTTTTCGCTTTCGCAGTCAATTAAATCAAACATACACCTTCTTACACGGTTGTCGGGAACCTTGATTCTGCCAAAAGTGTAAGAGTTAAGAGTTTGTTCCGCCTTATAAGAGAGGCGGTTGAAATCTGTTTCAGCGAGCGTACCGCCCATTGCTTTATACTCTTCAAATGTCAAAAACATTATTCAACCGCCACCTTTCTTTAAGCTGCTGCGTGCTTACGAACGAGGACTGCATCGGCATTTGTTACCGTGTAACCTGTGTTCATTTCGCCCTGTGCCTTTGAGCCGACAAAGTTTTCGCTGTCAACAAGACGGAAGGCCTCAAGGTTTGAAACGATAGAGAGCGCTTCAAAGTTATACATGATGAAATCAACCTTATCAAAAGCAACGGTCTTAAGAGTACCGGCTTTGTCGTAATATTTTGCGCTGGCTGCCGATAAACCGTTATCCTCGATGATATTAAAGCCGAGGTATCTGCCGATAGCGCCGGTTGCCGCAACATTGTCGTTAAGAACGGGCGTAAATTTATCGCCTGCAGCTTCAAGCAGTGCTGCATAATATGCAGGGGAGCAAAGTACTGTATTGGCTTTTGCCTTCTTTTCGGAAAGTTCTTTGCGAGCGGCTATAAGGGCAGCGACCGCATTTGACTTTGTTATCGCTGTAGTTGCGGCAGAAGCGGTGCCTTCCTGAACAAGACAAGCATTACCGGACTGCCCCCAGCCTTCGCCTATATCGTTCATAACTCCTGCAAGTTGTTCATTTGCAACAGCAAATGAAACAGCATTAGACTGTACGCCGTATATTTTTCGTGACTTCTGGAAGTTGTTGTTCAGAAGTATCGGTATAAGCGTATCCTGGCTTGCTTCGTCCGTGAAGTCTCTGCCGGGTGTGCCGGGTTCTGCTGCCGAACCTGTAAGTTTGTGAACATAGATTGCTCCGGCAGGACCTTCTTCGTATTTATCGGTGAATGTTACACCGGGTACGAAAACTCTGTCATAATAAAGATTAGGCTCAACGATTGAGGAATACCTTTCGTCAACATTGAGCGAACCGTAAATAATACTCATTGTAAGTAATTCTCCTTTTTAATTATTTCTTGAAAAACGGGTTGTTCTTGTAATACTCGGCAAGGTAAGCTTCATCGCTCGTTTGATGATGTGAGTTACCTGCGGACGGATTCTTGAACCTTTCGTTTTTCGGTGTGAAAATGTTTTTGTCTTTGGTAATGTTCTCATATATTTCTCCATCGCTCTTACTTGCATTGCTTTGGTCTGCAACAGCTTTCTGGAATTCAGAGAACATCCAGCTTTCTGTTCCTTCGTTGAGGTAAGTACGGTCTCCTTTCAGCGCGTCAAAGCGAGTTTTAAGCTGTTGAGTTTTCTTCGCCTTATCTTCGGCATCTTTTCTGTCCTGGTCGGCTTTCTCGTAATCTTTGATTCGCTGATTAAGGGCGTCAACATCGGTTGTTTTGCTCTTTAAATCTGTAATGGTTGCGTTTGCAGTTGTGAGCTGGTCTGTGAGAGAGTTTACCTTTCTCTCGAACTCGGCTACAGCCTTGTAATTCTTACTGTGCTTCTGCCTTAAACCGTCTTTCTTCTCTTCCGGTACTTCGATACCTTCTTCTTTCAAGATATCAATTAAATCTTGCATAATAAACTCCTTTTAAACTGATGAGTCAGTTTTCTCATTTGATTAACGGGTTTTGTCCCGTGATTTTATATTTAACAGCTAAAAAGCTGAAAAACAGCATTAAAAAAGCACCTTGCCATAAGCGTGATGCTCAATAAAGTTGATTGACTTTTCTGCGAAAACGGCATATAATATAATTGGTTAGGGGAATTGATTAGCCTGGAAATTTAGCCCTTTACCCCGAGAACACGGACTTGGCCTGTGTTCTCATTTTTTATATCTAATTATCTTTATGACTTTATTTTCTTTTGCAATAAGAATGTCGAAACCGCTGATGTCGCTCCTTTTTGCTCGTGATTTAAGTTGTTTTTCAAGATCGGTTAGTTTTACCTCGTTTGAAATTTTAAGTATAACTCCGCCTGGGTTACTCTGAATTTGCGAAATCGCTTTTCTAAGACCATAGTCTCCACTATTGACCGAAGAAACATTCTTTAGTTCCCAAAAGCGTTCTCGCCAAATATAATCAGATGTCCTAACATTTTGTTTATCAATTTCTTTTTGAAGTGTAACATCGCCACCAAATTCTTTAACAAGCCATTCGGCTGTCTCAATCTCTTGTTGGTGGTGTGCTTTTTTATACCCTTCTTCCAAAATGACCTTACCGACACCGGGCTTGGCGGTATCGTAATACTCTTGCGTAACATCTGAAAAAGGATTGGATTTTAAGAGCTTAGGTTCTTTTGTAATGGCCTTTTGGTACTTAGGTACATTCTCTCGAACATAATCTCTATGTATGCCTTTTTGTTTGCAGAATTCTCTGTAAACCCTCTGCTGAGCCGTTATTTTCTTTTGAACTTGCTTTGCACCCAATTCATCTCCCGATTCCAAGAGGGCGTTTTTCTGTTCCTTAAGCGTTCTCAAGCGTGTTTCCATCGCTCTCGCTTTTTGAGTGTCGTCATATTTGGCGGCACTTGTTTTTTTCATTTCTGCAAGCTGTTCGTCCGTGTATGCAGGCGAGCCTATATCAACGATAACGGGAATTGCGAAGTGCTTACAGTTCCATTCTGTAATCTTTCGAGGGAAGCCTTTGTATTTTCTGCCTTGAATATCTTTACAGTCCATTCCGCTTTGCATTTTTTCAAATTCTTTATTTGTAAATCGGTGCCCCTGCACATTGACATGGTCGGGTGCCGATATAGCGTGAGCTGTGAGTTCGACACCGTCAGCACCGAAGCTCTTGCCGTGATAGTCCATTACGGCTTGATTGAGCTGTTTCGCACCGTCTAATATGTTCTGTCTTACTGCGCTGTCAAGCCGTCTGTGGTATCCGCTCATGTACTCAATACAGCGCGTTCCTTTACCGAGAGACAACATTGCTCGCTTCATAGCGGTATGATAATCTATGTTGCCGCTCTGTACTTCATATATAGCTTGGTCAATCACTCTTATATAAGTTGAACGGATATCCGAGTAAGTGCCGTCAGGCATTTGATAAAACAGCGTTGTAGTGTTTGACAAATTGCGGATTGCTTCTTGCGTTTGTTTTATAACGGAAGTTAGGGCAGTTTGCAGATATGCATCTGTTATATAGGTCTTGGGCACAAGCCCTTTGGCCTCGTAATACATCTTGGCGAAGGAATCGTCCTCGGCTGCTACCTCGGTTAAAATACGCTCTATTTCCGCATCGCTTTTCTTCGTAAATCGAGCGATAACTTGTTCAATTTCGTTGATATCCGCTCCGGCATAGGCTAAGGCGTTTGTCAGCTTGTGTATATCGCTCTTCTTAACCTTGCCAATATAGTTAATTCGTGCTGCGATAATTGCTGTTGCTTCAAGCGACATTTGCTGCATTATCTCGGCAAGATAATCGGGCAATTGTTCAAGCCACTCTGAGCGCATCAAGTTATTCATTCATTGCCGCCTTTAGTTGCTTCTGCACTTCTTCATTTTGTTTCGCCTCAATATCCTCAACATATTCGGCTGCTTCTTCGGGTCTTAAGTTGAGCACCCACGCGGTCAAGTCTTCCGTCTTTATAGCATTGCGATCAAGCGACTGTATGAGCTGATTGAATTTCTCGCTCGTCTGCTCAATATAATCATACGACCAATCATGTTGTAACTCCCACTTGCCATCGGGCGTAACGGAATTCAGGTTCATTATTATATTGACGGCATTAAATAATTCTTTGTTGCCGTGTTCGATACGCCTGCGAAAACTCTTGACAAAAGCAAATGTTTTCTTAAGGCTGTTTTTAAGCTCTGTGGCTGTTGCAAAAGATGTTTCGGGCGATGTGAATATGCCTCTTGAAAATCCGCAACACAACTCAAGAATAGATAAGTTGAAATCATTAGCAGATTTGAATTCTTCTTCCCGGATAGAAGGGGAGTAATCGTAAATCTGTGAAGTTATACCGCCGTCAACACCTCCACGGACATTTATAAATTCTTTAGATGACGAGAGTTCAAGCCTATCGTTTTCAGCTCTTTTGAATAATGTTCTATCGGCAAATATTCTTGACTCTTTGCGGTCAAACTCATCGTTGTACTGCTCATATTTCTTTTTGATGTTGTCTATGATTTCGGCGCACCCGAATGTAATCGGTACACCGTTTGCGGAATTATAATTATCACGGTTGATGGTAGGGCATTTATACCGCCCTAACAAAAGCTGATCCGCAACAATATATTCTTCGGTTGTGATATCTTTCCATATAGTGTTGGATATGTCCGTTTCCTCTGAGCCTTTAAATGCAAAGCGATTGATAACGACAACCTGTCTGTCTCCTTCCGTGCGTAACGATTGGCTTTCGAAAAGCCGGTAAACGGATGTTCTCGTTTCGTACTCATCAAGCTTGATGATAACACCCTTAAGCCGATAGCCTATTGAGGCCGTTATCAGAAAATCATCCGAACCGATAACATTAAATCCGATATCGGCCCCGTCTGTATACGGCCTTATAAGGCAATCGCCTGTACCGAGGGACACTTCAGCCGCGACTGAAAGAATATTGTCAACGTAGTAAAACAGAAGCTCTTGAATTGCTTGCGCTCTTGCTGAGTCTCCAATCACTTGTATGTCGCTATCGTCAACGGCTATGTTGGTAACAACATTAGCACCTATTGCGGTGGGATTTATCCCTTTGTCGCTATATTTGATTTTTAGATCCTTCTTTTTTTGCAGTTCGAGGCCAAGCCGATTTGCAATCTTAAGGATTATCCCTTCAATCATCGAATTCATCTTCTACATCATCCTCATTCATAACTTCGTCAACATATAAATCTTCTCGCCTTGTCTCCATTATTACACGGTTCAATCCGTATATAAGGGCCATAATGCAGTCCTCGTTAAGTCTTGGATACTCGCTTGAGAATGTTCCGTCCTTGAGTTGTTCAAATTCAAGCGTTGTCAACTCTTTATAAAGGCGTGGGGTTCGTTCGGGGTCAACAACAATCTTGTTACATTGCCTCAGCCATTCCCAACAGTAATCACGGCCGTTGTTTGCACCCCAGCGTTTCTTGGCGCCTATAATATCAAATCCCCAATCCTGCATCTCCTTAATGTTGTCTGGGCGTGCAGAATCGGCAAGAATTTCGACATTTTTATATTTGTTTATTTTCCGGGCAAATGTACTGTTCTTGCACCTTCTCGAATATACCTCTTCAACAGGATATAAAATATCGGTGTCGCTGTCATAATATGCCTTAATAAAGACCTGCGGATGTTCATATCCGAAGTCTAATCCGTAATTAAAATACGGAAGTTCTTGGATGAATTCATCCGTAAGCTTCCGTGTTTCGACATTATCAAATATAACTCCGCCTGTTCCTGTAACTTCTCCGAGATAGTTGTTTTTATAATATCTTGGCTTATGCTGTTTGAACCATTCGGCACGCTCAAAAAAGCGTTTTCCGAGCCATTTTTGTGGGACATTGTAATAATAAGAGTGAGCTATAAATGTGCTTGGGTCATTGCGTTTTTCTTCAACATAAGCGTTCATAAAATTATTAGCACTTTGAGGTGGGTTGAAAATCTTAACATCAAGAGCCGGTGTGTCAGAACGAAGGAAAGTGTCTTCAATGTTATCCATCTGCGCAACTCCTGCCATTTCGTCCGCTTCTTCGTGCAGAAGCATTTTAACATAGCCGAAAGTTACATTGTATGATTTCAAGCTTATAGGCTTGTCTGCACCTACAAACAGCACTTGCTGTCCGGTCTTTTTATATACAGCTCGCATAGGCGAAGTGGTGAATTCCCAATCGTCAATTCTTCCGTGGCGGATTATCGTTTTCATAAACTGGTTATATACAGAGCCGCGCAGGTCGGTTTTGTATCTTCGGGTAAATACACAATGCGCCTGGTCGTCATTATAGATTGTTTCTTCGACAATCGCCGCCCAAAAGTTAGATTTGATTGAACCACGTCCACCTTTTGAGATAATCTCGTGAACATCCGATTCGCCGTTCCATACCTCGTGAATAAGTCGATAGACATTGACAAAGTCTGTTGTTATGTCTGTAATCGGTAAGTGGTATTCGTCTTTTGTTTTTTGTTCATCCGTACCGACATATCTCTGTACCGCTTCGAATGCTTTGACATTTCCTGTAGCCGCCGCTTTTACGAGTCCTGCAGCCATAAGGGCGTTAACAGTCAAATCCTCGTCTCCAAGTTCGCTCGCAAAGGCCTTAACCGTCTGCTTGTTCTTTCCTTCGAGAGAAGAATTGAGGATATCTTTCATCAGCTCGGCTGTCTGCTTTTTCTTCCGTCTTGCTTCTCCTGAGGCAATTCCGCCCTTTCTGCCGTTTTCTCTTACTTCTCTCGGGCTTCGTTTGTTGTTAGGTATAAGATTTTCGGCGTTTGGCATTAAATCACCTTACTGTTTGGTATAGCTTGCTTTGAGCGTGCCCTTGCGCCGAGAGTGTGTTTTTTCCATAAGACTTTCTTTTTGCTCAAAGTTACCATTACCCTGTGAATAGTATGTTATGGTTTCACCGTTTGCGTGTGTATACTCGAGGGCGTAATAATTACCCTTATTTGCGCTTATTTTTGCTTCATTAAACTGTCTCGCAGCTTCCTTAAAATATTTTAAGGAAGACTTGCCTTTAGCGGTACTGCTTGTTGCTCCTCTGCCACCGAAATATTGTAACTCTATATTAAGCATTGTCATTCTCCTTTTGGGCATAAAAATACCGCTGACTGTTGAGTCAACGGTAAACAATAAGTATATTTACAGCGATAGGCGCCCGGATTTCCACCGGGGCCTCAACACGATGGAAGCGTACTCATCCTATACTACTACCTATCGCCAATGTAATTATCCCATGTTTTTTTTACATTGTCAACCATTTTCTTCTCCTCTGCCGTTAAGTTGGCATATCCCTTGGGTGTATCGTTTTCGTTATGTGTATAACCATGATGGACATGGGGTATCACATCATCATGAGGACTTTTCAAATCAATGGTTTTTGTCCTTTTGTTTTCTTTGCTGTAATAAGAAATAAAACGAGGAGTTTTATCGCTTCCCAATGTAACATACACTCGTCCTTTTGTCATTGTTTCCAATGGTGCCGAAGCGGCTCCTTTGTTTTTCTTAACAAATTTTATATTGCCGCTTGTTAAAACGGATGTATATTCTTTCCCATAAGGAATACCCTTACCTGATATTCCGCTACTTGCTCCTCTTCCGCCCATAAAATCATTCTTTTCCTTTTACTGTTTTAGTCATAAAAACCGCTGGCTCAGACAATCAACGGTTTTAGGCGTCAGTTGTCGCAATACTCCCTTTGGACGATTTGCTTTGCTTGTTCTTCTGTAATAATCTCATTCCATCTATGCCAAACCCCTTCATCGTCTCCCCACGGAAGACCACAGCAGTTAGATGTGTATTCAATTATTTCGCTTGATTTTGCTTTCGGATGTTCTTCGATATATGCAATAATCTGCTCTGTTACATTGGAACACTTTTCGGGATATTTCTTTTTAGACCGTTTGCAATCGGCTATAACGCCTAAAACAAAATAATCATAGCTATCTGATACGCTTATAAGCATTTCCCTTAATTGATTAAGCCGTTCGTTTTCAGAGCTTTTCTTTTGAGAGTATTTCATAGCTGTTGTACCCACCGTTTCTCACTTTATATACATGATTTCCCGAATAGTGCAAAAATGTGCTTTTGTCTTTATATTTAGCATAATATAAATCGTCAATTTCTCTAATGATTTTCCCATATTCTTTCTTGGGAAGAGAAATTGTAGTACGCTTTTGAGCAAAAAGCTGTATGTTGATTTTAAGCATTTTTGGATGCGATGTTGAAAAGGCTCCTCTTCCACCCATTATATCTTATCCCTTTGCATTTTTCAATCTCTCGGTAACCTTGTTTTCGTAATAATACACAGGAATGTCCTTATAATCGTACTCAACCTCTCCGCCATATACTAAAATTGCATACGGTTTTATGCGCTTTATCATTTCATCCATACCGCTTCGCCATATTTGCATTGAGAAATCATTGTTTTTTACTCCGATTGTGCTTGTAGCGACAACCGAGCCTTCGGCGATTCCGTCAAAGCAGAAATCGAAGGTCTCTTTCTCTGCCCAGCTTACCGTTGGGATAACATCGATTCCCTGGTCCTGAAAAAACTGTCCTATAAGGCGACTGCGAAATATGTTCCATATCTTCATCGACATAGGCATATCCATATACAAGCTGAAATCGGGAGTCAAAAAGCACTCAAATTCCGATATTCTGTCCGTGTACTTGTGCGGACTGTTCCAAAGTCTCTCAAATTGATAATCGTCAACAAAACAGTGAATGCCTTTATCTGTGTCAGTACTTGAAAGCATATAATTAAAGCCAATTAAGTCTGTCGGGATAATAAGGCACTTTTCAAGAGTCGGCATTTGATAAAATCCTGTTGTTCTTTCGAGGTCAACAAGGTCAAGATTGTAAATTCCGTAGGTGTTCTCTCTGTGGGACTTTTTCTCAATTTCGATTTTTTCATCTTCGTTGTCGGATATGTCAAAATCAAAAACGGTCATATCAATATCAAATATGCCGTCAAGCTCAAGGTCGAGAAGTCCTTTGTCCCATTTTGCCTTTTCGGCAACTTTGTTGTCTGCGAGTCTGAAGGCTTTAATTTGCTCTTCGGATAAGTCGTCGGCGACAACACACGGAACCTTTGACAGCCCGAGCTGCTTTGCCGCCTTGTATCTTGTGTGTCCGCAAACGATAGTGTTATTTTTATCAATGACTATCGGTACCTTGAATCCGAATTCGTGAATGCTTGCCATAACAAGAGGTACGGCATCGTCATTATCTCGCGGATTGTATTTGTAAGGCTTAATTTTGCCTATTGCAATTTCTTGTATTTTCATTTTCTGCTCCTAAAAAATGTGGCGGCTATATAAAATAGCCGCCCTTTAAAGAAAGGAGGTAATGAAAAAGTCCCTGTGGTTTTCTCATTCCACAATATTATAGTAACATATATACAACGGGAATTGTGGGAAATTTTCAACGGTTATTTCTCAAATACCTTCCTAACTTCTTGCTTACCGAGGTTCTGTCGCTGTGGATCTCGTTGGCTATTTTTTCGTAAGTCATAAACTGCAAAAAGCGCTTCTGCATTATAAATTTTATTTCTGCGTCTTTAGTATTTTCAATAAAAGCACATATTTCTTGCTCTTTGGACAGCGCTTTTTCGATAGCTTCGTTATATTCATTTATAAGCGCTGTTCTTTTAATTGCTATTCTTTCGACCGGAGATGATGATACGCCTAATCCGGTTGAAATACCGGTATAACTTATGCCATTAAGGCCATCTTCATTACTCAACTCGTCAATGCGCCGCCGCAAATATTCTATTCGCTTACGGAGATAAAATAATCCGTTCAGTTCTTCATAAGTCATACCAAAATCACCGCCCAACATATAAAAACGAGTAATTTCAAAAACACCTTTGAAATTAAATAAACGGATAATACCGCCGCTCCGATGAAAACAAGAATGACTGCAATGATTTCTATGTATTTTCTCATATCATCACTCCTTTTTTTGATAAATACTTATCCGATTTAGATTATCTGCGTCTACCGAGAATTTCAACAATTTATTCTTGTCAATATTTTTCTCTGTACACTCCATTGTTTATTCCTCCAATGCTTTTTCTGCTGCTCGACAATTTGAAATAATAAGTCCCTTTGCAATATCACCGCGAACAGTAAAGGTATATTCGTCACTTGGCAAATGTACCCATTCGGAACGGTTGGTGAAATCTTCACATTTCTCAGCGAACATTGTGTTAAACTCATCCGCATTATTTGCTGTCGCCATTTCATAACACGCCTTAAAATGCAGACAATCTCGACAATTCATTCTGTATCACTCCTTAACAATTCGGGGTTGTCGTGTATGTTTCCGATAACTTCACAGCAAACCGTTGTTTCGCTTTCATACAAGTAATCCATTTCTACGGTTTGTCTGTTTGTAAAACATATTCCGTCCCACTCAACATACAAACAATTTGCACCACAGCAATTATATTCTTCACACTCGAATGTGCTTTCAACCATAACCATTTCACCGTGATTATCTTTCGTAGGCACACCGTACGCCCACTCGCCGTTATCTGTCCGTTTACCTCTAAACAAAATCACTCTCATTATTCCTCACCAACCAATTCTTTTAAGAGATTAGTAATAAAATCGTCAAATTTTGCTTTGAATTCGAGAACTTCATTTGACAAACCCGTATTTGCGGCAAGCAAATTTTCGTTGTAATCTTTTAATTTTACAATCTTGTTTTGCAAATCTGCCGTATATGCCTTCTGTTCACTTATTCTATTCTTTAACCTCTCAATCTCTGCGTCTTGTCTTTCTATGACTTCTGCACAAATCTTGATTTTTGCTTTTGCACTATCAGCCTCAGCCTTTTGGCGTTTGATAAGGTCAAGAGAATCTTTTGCAATTTGCCGTTGACAAAGCGGAAATTCATACCTCGGAGAATACGGACATTCTCTACATTTTGAACGATTCCAACATAAGCACTCCAAAGCCTTTATAATCTCGTTATCTGTCATACAGTCTTTACATCTTGCTATCTTTGCCACATCAGCCGTAGGCGTTAGTCTTTCGTCATTGATACCTCTGTGGCAGTCTTTGAAGCACTCGCATTTTTCAGCTTGATTTGAGAAGTCATAATATTCGTGATTTGCACCGTCAGCCTTTGAAAATTGTGCGCAGACTTCGTAATGTAAACAATTATCTTTGCAATTCATTTTTCCCCTCCGTTACGTACTCCATCTATTTCACAGCACATCGTATGCAAACGCCTATCGTCGTCAATCTCACAACGGGCATAAAAAGGGCAGTATTTACACATTGATTTTTTCCTTGTATTTTCGCAACGCAACCGCACCTCAATAAATTCGGGTAAATCGTCATATATTATCTTCATTCTTTTACCTCCTCAACATAGCACCAGCTCTGTGGCGGTCTTGTTATTATAGGTTTTTCACATTCGTATTCCTTGCCTCGATAATGAGGGCATGGGACAAAGCAGTTATGATTGCATGGTCTTTCAAATTCGCTCAACTCTTTCGGCTTATCATAAATCACAAGGTTGGATATGCGCCAACCGTATAATTGTTTGCCTTTTCCGTATGCGATAAAATCTCTTGGCTTCAAACAGCTTGTTTCGCAGTCAACCGCATCAGCAAATCCGTCCATTTCATACCGTATCGGATAAATATTATCGCACATAAACTCGCCTATAACTTTTTTGCAAAGGAAATTATCTTGTGAATATGGGCGGCCTTCAATATCACAACAAACTCGCATTCCGTAATCATACACTATCAGTCCGTCTTGCAATCTTATTAACTCGTTTGCATATTCACGAAAACTCCCAAAATTTAATAGTTCTTCTTTTGGTGGAAGAGTACAGTAGATATAGCACTTAAACGGCGTTTCAATCTTCGGTCTTGTTTTTCTCACTTCAATCGTCTTTTTGCCGCTCGCAATAAGCTCGCAGTATTTAGGCTTAATGCTTATCATTACGCTTTTCATTCTATGGCACTCCAATCTAAAGCCTGTCCGCAATAAGTGCAGTAATTTACTATATTCATTGCGTCGATTTCTCTTTGACAATTTGGGCATTTTATATCTTCTAATGATGCCTTTTTAGATTTGCGTATAATTTTTTTCGGTATCTGCTTATCAAGAGCTTCAATAACAATTTTCATTTCTTCCATAGAGCACATACTCAAGTAAGCGTTTTCAGCTAAATCTTGAATAAAATTATTTCTGACTTCTTCGTAAGTCATATCGTTCATATTGCCATCCTTTCCATTAAATCAGCCATTGTTAGTATATACGTATCGCAGTATTCGGGAAGATTTGCTCTTACGAGTGCTGTTGCAAATGGCGGTGGAACAGCATTACCGCAACGGGCAACTTGCTTTGATTTTGGATATGTATTACCGAGATAATCTTTTTCGATAACATAATCTTTCGGAAAGCCTTGCGCTGCATATAATTCTTTTGGCTGTAGCATTCTCATTCCGATGTCGTAAATAAAATATTCCGTTCCGTCAATGTTAAAAACGATGATTTCGTTATCGTTAAGATTCCAATCCGTGTATTCGTTTAACATCGCTCGGATTTTTTGCCAATATCCAAGCCATACATCTTCGGAATACTGTTTAACATACACTTTTACAAAACTAAAATGCATTGCTCTGGCTGTAATTGTATTGAGAGGTTCATTTATACTTTTGGAGTCCATGTGATTTCTCAATACTGTTAAAAAGCAGTCATTAAGGAAATGCCTTGGCTTGACCGTCACCGTTTGCAGTGGGTTTGTAACCGTGTTAGCATGATCCGCTCCGCTGTAATACTGCGTAAGGAAAGGAGATACCATTCCAAACCTTGTCGCTCCTGCCATTACTGTATCAAGAGGCTTTACGCATTTTTGTCCCAATGAATTCTGCTGAAACTTTGTAAGAAAAGGAATTTGAACTCCGTATCTGCCCGAACTGTCAATTGTCATTATCGGCTTATTGATTTTCTGCCCTCTGACTTCGCTTTTTGCCGTTTCTGAATGGTACTGAATAAGCGAAGGGGCAATATAAGCAAAACCATGTTTCGATGTGATTGTTGGTACTTGCTTATCAAGTTTTTGCCCTCTTGTTTCTTTCCCACTATGGTTAATTTGTTCAAGATATGGTAAAACAAGATCCTGCTTGCACGAACTGACAACAGTATTGAGCGGCTTGTCAATGTCATAAATGCGAGGTAGTTGACCGTTCCGCTCTCCGTTACCGATATGCACCAAATAAGGCTTTGCTTCTCGGATAACAAATTTATCGAGTCCTCTTGCTATCCTGCGCTGAGTGTTTGGAACTAACGGTTTTGCTCTCTCAAATATAGAAGGACATGGTAGAGAAAAGTCAATGCATTCTGCTGCTGATTTGTAAGGCTTTTTCTTTCCAGTGGTCACTTCGGGGCTGTCTGCCGGTGCGTGTGTAGCTTCGGGCCATACTATTGGGTTGCCATCACATCGAGCAATAAGAAAAAATCTTTTGCGTATTGTCGGTGCTCCGTAATCACATGCTTTAAGTTCTCTGTATTCGACATCATAATCAAGAGCCTTTAATTGCTCAATAAACTGATTAAATGTTTGTCCGACTTTGCTTTTAACAGGTTTTCCTTTTCGCACAGGTCCCCAAGTCTGAAACTCTTCAACATTCTCAAGCATTATCACTCTTGGCCGTACTTTTGCAGCCCAACGCAAAACAATCCAAGCAAGACCTCTTATTTTTTTGTCAACGGGTTTTCCGCCCTTCGCTTTAGAAAAGTGTTTACAATCCGGGCTGAACCAAGCAAGTCCGACTTTTCTTCCTCGGCATACTTCTTCGGGATTGATATCCCATACCGAAGCTTGATAATGCTCTGTGTATGGATGATTTGTTTTATGCATTAGTATCGCATCGGGATCGTGGTTAATTGCTATATTAACAGGGCGTCCTGTAGCAAGTTCAATTCCGGTTGAGGCGCCGCCGCCTCCCGCAAAATTATCAACGATAATTTCATCAAATAAATCAATTTGACCGTCCATTACTTCTTTTCTCCTTATTTGTTTAACGAATTTGTCCCACTTCAATTACTGTGTATCCCTGTTTATTCATATCAACATCCGCTTTCAATTCCAAGTCTATCACAGCAAAGCTATCATCCTGCAATATCCCGGCTCGCACCAAACCGTCAAGAATAAACTTGCCTGAGTAATTATCCGGGTCCCGTCTGCGTTTATCCTTGAAGTGATAGTGCAGAGTTACTTTTGCCCTCGCTATCGGGAAAGGCGGTTTTGGATTGCAAAAAAGATTGACATATCCTGCCCAATGCTTTTTTTCCGTCTGGTATTGAAAATTTTTGTCTTTTGAGCCGTTGCCGATGTACTTGTTGTTGGTTGGCGGCACTAAAGGGATAATGTATTCATAATTCATTGAGTGCTTTTACCTCTTCTTGATGAGTTGCTAAAGCTTTATCGTTGTACGATTCTAATAAGATTCTTGTGGATTTTGGCTGCGTTGCATAGTATTTTTCAAATCGTACCCGCTCAAACTTAAGGGCTTCGTCAGACAGGTCGCGGCTCAATCTTATCATTTCACCTTGACTTCCGAGATACAATTTGAGGTCAGGGGGAAGTGTTTCCCATAGCTCGGCAACAGTAGCCCGTGCGTTTTCACCTACCGTTTTTCCGTTTTCCTCAACAACGGTGTATGTAAACCGTTGTTCCTCTCTTTCAACCTTGCGAAGTTTTGCGGTAAGGAGAGAAAAGCGCTCATATGCGGATGGAGCATAGAGTTTGTGAGCCGTTTTAATTATGTCTGCTGGGCAGGGCGGAGAGGATATATTCTGCAAGCAATCTTTCAGACTTCCGAGGATTAAAGGATCCGGAAAATCTGAAAAAACGGAACACCAAATCTTTGCAAGAGCTTTTTCGTCTGTGTCTTTCGCGAAATAGGGATAAATAATTTTTATAGCCATAAGGCATTCGGCTATGCATTTTTTAGTTGCCATTTACAAATTCTCCTAACGCTGCTGCCATTTTTTCTGTACCGCTTACTGCGTGTTGTTTGTTGTCGTAATTGCCTTCGAGGATTTTTACCGCATTGACCGGCTTTATAACCCAGTCAAAACTTGCCTTCCAATCCTTGACTCGTCCGCTTAAGAAATCCGAAGCCTCAACTTTAACAAAAAGCTGTTCCCAGTCTTTTATTTTTGAATTTTGTAAAGCCCTTCTTCGACTTTCGGTCATCTGAATGTTCGGAAGCGACACGCATATTGAATTAAACAGCTCGATGATTTTTTGCAACTCTCCGTCAGGAGAGTTATATATTTTACTTTTTTTACTTTCTTTACTTTCTTCTTTTGTGTTCCTGAGTGGCTCCTGAGTGGCTCTTGAGTGGCTCTTGAGTGGCTCAATCGGTGGCTCTTTTTCAAACGCTTCATCTTGATATTTGCTGTAATTCAGCACTTTAACGAGGGTGTTTCGGTGGCTCGTTTGATAAGCGATTTTTGCGTCTGATTTTAGCAGGTCAAGGAAATGTTTTGTTTTTTTCCTTGACCAACCAAATTGTTCCGACAATTTCCGAATTGAAGTGTAAAATTCGCCTCTGTCAACCTCGACAATTTTCTTATCAATCAATAGTTTACAAGGTCGAAAACACGCCGAAAATAAAATGTATTCAAATGCTTGTCCGTAAGAATACGGACGATCTTCCCACAACCAACAATCCAGCAAAGAACGATACGCTTTGATGTATCCATATGCCGCCATTTCATTACTCCTTAGCTTAAATTAAAACGGAAGCCCGCTGTCATCTTCAAAATCTTCGCTGTTTGCGCTTAATTCGCCGTTTTGACTGTTTTGAGTGTAATTACTCGTCTGTGTGTCGGAACTTACATTAGAGCCGCTCTTGGAGCCACAAAAGGACACTTTATCTGCAACTATCTCGACTGCGGTTCTCTTATTGCCGTTCTTATCTTCATAGGAACGGGTCTGAATAGAGCCCTGAACTGCTATCATAGAGCCCTTGTGGAAATAGCGTGTGACAAAATCAGCCGTCTG